CATTCGCCTGGTTGAGCTTGCAGCCTGACGGTGATTTCCACGTGGAAGGGTGCAGCGTCCATGTGGCCAAAACGTTGGAAGTTCTGGACTCTGACGCCTTCCAGGACACCATCGTTCGGGAGCTGTTCCTCGGCAAACTGGGTCCACAGGAGTTGGTGGCTCGGTTTAGGGAAGACCCCAACAAGCAGGTCGGTCTGGGAGTGGCCGCAATGTTCAACCGCCTCAAGAACACGATTCATGGGGATCCCATATTGCAACCTGCATCTGGTCGTCTGCTTCTCGAGGATGACGAGTTGGTCACACGCGGGGCTGATGCAGTGCCTGAGGAACTGTCGCCGTTCATGAGCAAGTTAGGCGTGCCTCACAGTTCGACAGCTCTTCGCCCGCATACTCACGGGGCCAATAAGGCATTGGAAATGCACATGCTGCTTGATGTGCTCCCAGCCTTCCTAACCCCGAGAACGGCCGTGGTGAGCCTAAAGGCCAACAAGCTCAAGCTGCTAGCTGACCGCGTGCCTCACGTGGAGTTCTGCTCGTACGGGACCTTCTTCGACATGAAGGATTTCCAACGTTACGCCTCAGTAACGAATTTCAAGGGGGTCACTTCTGCCGAGACGGTCCTGGCCGTGGACGCGGGGCACTACTGGACTGTGGCACAGACGCTCTACGTGTTGACGAACTCACCGTCTGTGGAACAGGTGGTTCTCACGGGGCACTTTTACCCGGAAGCAGCACAAGGGTTACAATGCGTCACGCCAGAGCTGTTCACCTTCCGTTACAATGAGGACGGGACCATGCTCGTGTGCCCTGGGGACTCCGAGGCTGACGCTTACACGCAGCCCTGCACCTCGCCCATGTTCGTTGATGCCGACTTCGAAGTTTACCGTGGGCTCGCGCAGTTCCGCGTGGCGATCCGGGTGGTTACTCGAAAAGCCAGTGCCACTATCATCGTCGCACGCAAGGTCGCGACGTTCCCTGCGAGGCCCCAACAACTGTGCAATCCCTTCAGGCAGCGGTTGGTGGATCTGGCTCTCCTGGATATCCCAGCCCACAATTCTGTCCGCGGCAAGACTTTGGTTCCAGACGGCTTGCTTCTGGCCCTGCCTCTGCACTTGGAGTGCTTAGTTGACCCATCTAAGCCGTCTTCGGTGGCCGCCAAGATAAATGGGCTTAAGAACTCCAAGGAGTGGGCGCATGTGCTGCCACAAACCTGGACTGATCTGGAGGCCTTTGCAAGGGCTCTTGCAGGGTACAGTCATCAGGGGGCCAATGCTTCGCCCTTCCGGTCGTCTTGGTGGGCACGCGTGCTTTTACCAGTGTATCGCAAGGCTGCGGAGCACGAGCGTCTACAGGCCGTGACCACCGCCGTTGAAATCGTCGCGGAGGCGTTGGGGTTCCTCAACCCTTTCATTCCCTTCGTGGTCCGAGTCGCCATGCTCTGGTTGAAACAACAAGATGGCAAAGTGGTCCCGTTGGAGTACATGGCCTTGGTTAAGGACGCCATCACCGCGTTAAGTCCGTTCGTGCGCGCGGCTCACCTCGCGTTCCTCCTCGGTAAGCTCACTTTGGCCGGGCTCGGTCAATGGCAACGCAACAAGCATTGGAAGTTCAACCTCTTTGAGGAACTCATCAATTCTGAATTGCGTTTGCCCATACCCCAACGTCAGGAGGCAGTCCACGTGGGTTGTGAAGGGACTTGGGATCAGGCATATCTTTATGAGTCGTCTCGTTGTCTTATCGGGGAGTTCTGCTACCGTTGCGGTGAGTTGATCTGCACCTGCCCCGGCAAGGACCAGAAGTCTCGTATTTGGGATGCGGAGCTGCGCGACAATGGGAGCTTCCCGCGCTTGCGCGCCGCGGGGGCTTCTGCAGAAAGGGCCAGAGAGCTCTTCGCGTTGAGCGCTCAAAGTCGCGACTTGAAGCCCCTCGTGGTTGAGCCTGAACCCCCCGTGGAGCAGCCTCGCATCACGGCTGAGGTGCAGAAGGTGCCGTCAGTGCCTCCCCCTCCCCCGGTCGTCACAAAGGTGGAGTCCACTCAGGAACCTCAAGAGCAACAGGCGCCTAAAGTCAAATTGGGACCCGCGGTCAAAGCTGCTCTGCTTCAACTGCCACCAATTGCCGTTGACCCTCTGAAGGGCAAAGTCAACACATGCGGACTCGTCGCTCTGGCCAAGGAAGCTCGGCAACCACATGCCGTCATTGTCGCTGACGCTGTTCATCTGTTTGGTCAGGCCCGCGTCGACTGGTGCCTAGAAAATGGGCATGAGTGGACAGATGACGAGTTGGCGAAGCTTTGTTGCTGGTACTCCGCGTCTATGCGGGTGCATGACTCTGGTGGTTGCGTATGGATCAACGCGCCTTCGGCTCATGTGGGACGCCACTTGCGTTTCATTTTCGACTTCACTCACAGCCCCAATCATTGGGAGGCTGGAGCGCCGGCTGGTCACGTTTGCTCTGACCCGTTCCCGTATGCGGTTTGCCACGAGAGTCGTCCTGACAGCCCGCCTTCGGATTCACCGAAGTTGCTGGTGGCTGCGTTGACCGCGGAGGGTGAGGTCGAAGTCCTGGCCCCTTTGCCACACACCACTCTCGACGCCGCTGAGTCGGAGCAAAGTGCTTTCAGGTCCCTGCGAAAGCCTGTTGCTCTAACTCGTGCGCCGGCGCTCGACGAGGGAGTTCGGCACGAGGTCGTGGAAGAGCACGATGAAGGCCCCCGGAAGTCGTTCGATGTCGACGCCATCGGTCTCGGGTTTTATCAGCCCGAGTTAAAAGGTCAAACCATCCCTCTCCGCGGTTTGTTCCCGAGCATAGGGGAAGGTCCCGACGACGAACGCTTCGAACCGATTCCTGATGACATTCAGCTCGGCCTCGATTCTGGACTGCAGGTCGAGGAGAATGAGTTCATCGTTGATCATCCCGGGTCTCAAGGTCATGAGCGCTTCGCAAACTTGTCTGATGCCCTTGAGACGGGTTTGTTAGCCGGTCCAGTTCTCTTGCGCACCAAAGTGCAAAGTCCTGTCGCTCTTGGGTATGACCCCGCAGCTGGAATCAACTCGACTGCTGCTTGGAATGAGCTCACCATTGGTCCCACCGATCCTTCTTTGGAGTACCGCGAGAGTTGCGGATTCGAGGTCGTCAGCTTGGCAACTCGTCTACCAATAGGGGAGCTCTGGGCTCACGTAGTGGACATGTACCCAGCAAAGCAGTTGCTGGAATGGCTGCGCGACGGAACGACGGTGGTCTGGTTTGAAACGGTTGGAGTCACTTTGAATCTCAAGTTCAATATCAAAGGACTCACATCGATGAAGACCGTAGAGTTCGGTTGTACTCGACGCGGTAGCATGCTCGTGAATGTGCGTTACGACCCGGTGAAGAAACACTGGTCTTATGTCACCGCGTCTCAAGATGTCCCTCCTCGTCGCCTGGGTTGCTTGCCCAAGGATCTCAAGGTCATGGCACACTCTGAGGAGCAGTGCTACCCCGTCGGCGAATTCGGTGATTTCCTGCGACGCATGGACCGATTCCGCGATTCGCATGGTGATGCGATTGCCGGAGCCTGGGCTCCTCTCGACGTTTGCGGAAATGGTTCTGGCGCTGATGAGTTGGCCAAGGCTTTTGAGTCAGGTGAGTATGGACTCATGCGGCGCATGGAGGGTGTGACCATAGCAAAAGGCACCGCGCGTCGTCTTCGTGCTGCCACCGAAAAGCAGTACACTAAGCGCATTTACGTACGTTTGGTCATGGGTTTCGCCGGCTGTTCCAAGTCTCGACCGGTTCAAGAGTTCCTCATGCAGGAGGCTCACAGTGCTCGCAAGGGGATGTTCAAGATGGGCTTTCCTCGTGCGTTCCTGCGGCAAGAGTGGAAAGAGACTATGCGCAGCGCTGACATCCCTAGCTACTTGTTCAACACGTTTGAAATGAGTCTGCTTCGAATGGGTCGCATGGCGGTCATGGACGAAGGGTCATTGTGGGCCCCCGGATCGACTGCCCTCGCTGCGCTGAGTTCCTGCACGACACATTTCCTGTGGTTGGGTTGTCCTGGTCAAGCTCCTCATCATGACCCTAAGGCCGACTCATTGCTGAATAACTTCCAGCCTGAGCTCATGCGATTGGCTTCGCTCGTGAGTAGCAATTGGAAAGGTTATTCGCACACGTTGCCTCAAAGTGTCGCTCGAGTCCTGGGAGTGCCTAGCTCAAACCCCGTTGAAGGTCGGCTGCTAGTCATGCGAGGTCTAAAGCCTTCTCTGCCAGTCATTTGTGCCAAAGATGACACGGTCAAGGCTTTGCGCTCATTGGGTTACCAGGCCTACACGCCAGGAACTGCTCAAGGACGCCGTTGGCCTCGCGTGCAGCTGCTGATTGACGCCTCTCTCGTCGATTACATGGCGGCTGAGCACTTGGTGTCGGCAATTTGCCGTACCTCCGGAGACCTCCTGTTCTGCATCAGTGGAATGCCAGGAGTGGAGCGAGCCATGCGCACTCACCCTCTGTTGGGCGCGCTTTTGAAGAAAGGCCACTGGTCCTTCTTTGAAAACGTCATGCGCAAGTTCAAAGTGACCATTGAGCATTTGCCCAATATTCATGAGATTCGACAGGCTCGGGCGGACGCCATGGTTCCGATCTCAAGCGAGCCGCCTGGCTTGGAGGCTGGTCACGCTGATGAGGCCTACGTTGAGCACACGCCTCAGTCGCGAATGGGTCCCTGGATGGCGAGCCTCTACGTCGACGCATTGCCATTGAACTTAGTGGAACCCGCAAAAGTCGATCTCGCGACCTCCGCGCTTGCTCCTGACCGCGTTCAGTTACCATTGTGGCACGAAGACGCTTTGGAGGTCACATTGATCAGCACTCACATTGAGCGTGTTAGTCGCGAGTTCCACTCCATCGCCGGCATTAGCAAGTTGTATGACGACACTCGCTACACTGACCCCGCGGCGTTCATTTTCCCGCGTCATCGTGCGAATGATCCGGTCCTCAAGGCTGCCACGTGGCGCAAGCGCTTGGTTCCGAGCACCTTCGATCGCACTGAGGCCGACTTCGTGGCTCGTGAGCATGTAGGTTTCTTGCTTTGGACCGCGTTCAAGGACGCCTTGCGTTTGCCTGAGTCTTTGCCCGCACCGGAGACTTCCGAGTATCTGGACTGCTTGCACGAACAAGCCTTGGCTCGATCAGATGGTAACACCGCGGCCCGAATGCTGATTCTCGAGGAAAGAGCGGATCCAGACTTCCCGGACAATTTCGTGCACCATTTCGTGAAAGCTCAGATCAAAGGGAAGATGGAGTGCAAGGACCTCGAGGAGCCCAAGGCTGGTCAATCCTTGATGCAAGGCAACGAGCGCATTGTCGCAAAGTTTGGAGCTTGGTGGCGCCTCGCGGCTCGTCGAGTCCGGGAGCATTTACCTGACAATGTGTATATGCATATTGGGAAGACTCTCGGTCAGTTCGACGAATGGGTGCGCGATCATTGGCGTCCTGGTGATCTTTGCACGGTCAACGACTACACGGCGTTCGACTCCACTCAACAGGGTGAGAGCGTCGTGTTGGACAATTGCCTATTGGCCTGGGTGGGATGCCCCTTGGAAGTCCGGGAGGCTTATGCCTACTGGAAAACTCACATTGTGAGTGATCAACTGGGAGTCACACCGGTGCAAACTCATAGGGCCACTGGTGAAAGTGGGACTTGGCTAGGCAACACTTTGTACAACATTGCCTGTGTCGCTTTGCTTTATGGTCCTAAGGCGCTGCACCATGGCGCTTGGCTGTTTGGAGGTGACGACATGGCCACCGACCAGCTTGTTTTGCCAAGTTCAGCCGGCCTCACGCTTTACACGAAGCACATCAAGACGGTCAGCAAAACGCACCACCCGACGGTGGCTGATTTTTGCGGCTGGGTTCTCACCAGTCGCGGTATCGTCCGTGATCCGGTGCTACTTTGGCTCAAGTACAAAGCGAAGCTCGCTTATGGACAAGCCCCGGCGACCTTCTTGGCCTCTTATGCATTGGAGCTGAAGTTCACCTATGATGCCGACGCCCGCCTTTTGGAGCTGTTGGATGACGTTGGAAAGGGCTGCCTGATGAGTGTGCTTACGGCGATCCATCGCCACACACCTTTGGTAGCCGCGCTCAAGTTTTCTCGTTCCACTGACGCGATCACGCTCGTTCGAGCCAAGATAGCTTATTGGAAAGAACAGAATTTCCGAGGCAAAGCCACGTTGTTACGCCAAGCGCAGGCCACATTGAGTCGCCTTGAGAGGGGTTATTCTCAGGAGGAATCTTACGTTAAGAAGACAGTTCGATTTATTCTTCCTCCTCCTGAGTCACCACCTCATCAAGTGATTATCGAGCCATGTCGAACGTTAACACCACCCTGCCCGTTGAACTCGTGCAAGGAGCCCCCGTCGTCGTGCCCAATCAGTTGGTCTCAATTTCGGTGCCTACCTGGGACAACAATGTGCGCCGCTTTAGGGTCTTGGACGGGCAACTGGTCGCATCTCCTACGGTCGCCGAAGGTGGGAAGAAATCTGAGCGTGAGAGCGCCTCTTGGCCCTGGACTTTTGGTAGCTCGCCCCTTGAGTTCACGCCCATTGCCCAGTGGCTTGCGGGCAGCACTTTCGCGTATTGTCTCGCTGCAGAGACGGTCTACTACAGTGGACTCGACTGCGAGGGAATCGCCGTCTCCGCTACCTTCTGTACTCAAGGAGTACTCGACGCCATGCCGAATTACGAGGCCATGGCCGCCAATCCGACCTTTTGCCGAGCCGAGAGCATGCCGGCACATCCAAATGGGTTGCCTCCCCTGTTCAAGGTGCAACACGCCATGGGCGAGTACGGGGTCGGAAAGTGCATTAAGAGCCCCGTGGCCTACTCGGGCGCGCCGCGCTTTTGCTCAAGGT